AGAATACTTCTTCGAGCTATGGTGCGACGATTATTTCGAAGACCCTGCACCTGCAGAGCCTCACGATGAGTGGGGTGCCCCCTTACAGGAGGCAAACTAATGGATAAAGTTATATGCAATATGTGTAGTGAGGTTTTTGAAAGTGATGATGACCTAGTGTTTATAGAAGATGAAGAAGGACACTTTAAGGGTTGTGATACTTGTAAGACTGATGGTTATTTAATGGATATGGAGGAGATAGAAGATGGCGAATAAATATTACTACGGCAACGGTTATAACAGTGTGAACTCTGTTGCAATAATATGGTCTGTTGAAGATATACGAGATAGGCTTGAAATCATTAACGAAGACTATAATATTAATTTAGAACTTACCGATGAAGATTGTATGGATGCTTTATTAAGAGTTGTAGAAAATCACGATGCTAATTACGGTGTGAGTTGGGATAACTTAGACGCAGCTATTGAATACTGTTTCGAAGACGAAATACAAGAACTAAAGAATGAACGAGCACCCCTCAAAGGAGACCACGATGAACACCAAAAATAATATACCTGAACATCTAAGACATTTAAGTCAAGAAAAACTAGACGCTTTGTTCTATTTATTTAGAGGAAAAGTATGAAAGAAGAACTTAAAAATATAACTGAGATGTTAGAGAGTCTAAACACTGATTTACGTAAATTAAGTGATTATGTAAAACAAATAAAACCAAAACAAAAAGGAGCAAAAACATGGCTACAGAGAAAACTATCTGGTATCAACAAAACCACATAAGTCACGGACGAGAAACGTCTAAACTATCATTTAGACGAGGTGTTGGAGGACGTTGGGCTTCTATCAGCAGAGTTGAAGAATGGGCAGAAAAACGCGGACTTATAAACGATGATAGCCCTCTACCATTACCTGATAAACAAATGATAAAATTATTAGAAGAAGTAGGTGAAACTGCTAGAGCTCTACTCTACGACGATATCGATGAATTACGCGACGGTATTGGTGATTGTGTAGTATGTTTGATAGTATTAGCAGCACAATGTAATATGACATTAGAGGAGTGTATGGATGCGGCATGGGATGAAATAAAAGACCGTACTGGTAAACTCGAAAATGGCTTGTTCAAAAAGGATGGCGACCTCGGTAGCTAGGTTACATTCCTTTTGCTCTTTTATATAATATAAGGGTATGTTTAACAAACTATTAGAAAGGAGAATTATATGACTTGTAATTTATGCAACGAACGAATACCCGAGGGCAGATTGTCCTTAGGTTATGTGACCTGTTTGGTATGTGGAGAAGCCGCAGCCAACAAGTTAGCGGAAACCCGCAAAAAGCAGAGCGCACCTGCTTACAATAAAGGTGCGTATCAATATATAACTATTAATGATACTAAGAGTATCGGGAGATAACTATGAATAATGTTACCAAATTAGATGACCGCAAATGTTCTATTTGCAAAAACCACATCGAGCCTTTGCGTAATGACGCAGGTGAGGTTGTATGGGAAGGCGGCAACAACGCTGAGCCTATTAATGATGGTAGGTGTTGTAACGAGTGTAATATGACAGTCGTCATCCCTGCACGTATGTCAATGATGAGAGGGTGATTATGGATAATCTAACAGAAAAACAAAAAGAATATTTACCCTACTTTGTTATGCTCGACTTACTACAAGAGTCGGGTCATGTTAATATGTACGAAGCCCCTAGAGTATTGCGTGATGAGTTCGATATAGGTAAACGCGAGTCTATTGATATTGCCAGTGAGTGGATGAAATCGAAAACTGTAGGAAATAACGATGACAGTTGAATATAAATGCGATAGTCAAATATCGCACGGATGTACAAAAACTATCGATTACTCTACTCCGATAGAGCACGACTGGTACATGGAAAACGACTATATAACACTAACCTACTACCCTGAAGGCGTGATTAACTCTACTAAAGGAGAACCCGATTCGCATACTTGTAAATGGTGTGCGATTTGTGGTGGTGAAATGCGTCGTAATTTCTTAGACCCTTTGGAAGCTCGTCTTGAGACGTAATCGCCCGTTTCGTCCGCTGGTTTTAAATGGCTTTGCTGTTAGTTATAATATATATAAGGGTTAGTTAAAGAATTAGCCCATAAACTATAGAAAGGAGAATTATATGAAACATGTATATTTAGGAATGGATTACGACGATAAGATTGTTGTAGGAGTTAAACCAACTAAGCGAGGCAACCGTGAGTTTCCTGCGACTCAGTTGACATTAGACGACGGCTCAGTTGTCTTCGATGGTGAACAGTGGGGCGTTGGCGAAGCTACTGTGATACAAAGAGAAGAACTTAGTACTATGTTGCCATTTGTAGGAGGTGCGTGATGAACGATTATGAAGATTATACTTGCCTCGATGCTGATGCCGAGAAACAGTTGTTAGCTTACCTCGAATATGAAATAAAGAGAGAGTCTGTAGATAGAAATTGGAAAAGATGGGCTAAGCTTAGAATAGAATCATTGAACGCGGGAGGTGCGTGATGGATACAGCTACTAAAATATATTTAGATGAAGTGAACCAACGACTCGATGAGTATCGTAAGGACGAGTGGCATTCTATGATGCCGTTATCAGAAGAGGGAGGCATGGTAGCCGATGATCTTGTAGAGTTCGCTATACCAAAACCAGAAGAAGGATATCCTGAGAACGCTGATTATGTTTTACTTATTAATGAAGAACGCACGGGCTTCACTGAAGCCGATGTTATAGGTACTACAGTTATACAGTCGGTTGATTATCTTTACCATATACTGAAAATTGGAGACGGTCATGGATTCATGGCTTCGATTACTCGGATTGATAAAAACCCTAACGATTAAAAGATAGTTCCCTAAAAACTATCTTCGACCCTCGCCTCGTGCGGGGGTTTTTTATGTCTATTGAATCTATGTGTATTGTTATCTGGTAAAATAAAAAAGTTTTTGAAAATAATTCTCTACATTGGCTAATATTACTAATATACTAATAGAATCAATCTACAAGTCTCTTGGTTACTCGATTCGTTGTTTTATCAAAAGTAATAGAATTCTATTAGTCTATTACAAATGAGTGGTAAGATACCTAGAGGGCATGAGAAAAGTTTATCTTATGATAAATATATAATATTATTGTAATATCATTTGCTAACCTTAGGAGACTAGATGAAACAGCTAACATATACTTCACTGATGCCGACAGAAGATGGTAAAGCATACATTGATGACAAGGGTAAGACTTGGCAACCGCTCAACTCTAAACAAAAACTATTTTGTAAAGAGTATTTCAAAGGTCAAACAGCTACTGAATCAGCTATTAAAGCAGGGTATACCAAAGACAGGAAGGGTGCTAAGACACAAGGGAGTGTTCTACTAAATCATAACCCAGTCGTACGAAACTACCTCATTGACTTGGAAATCTCAGCCTCGGAGAAGGATGCAGTTTCCCTAGAGAATCATTTGTCCACTTTACACGACCTACGTGAAGAAGCCAAAGACCAAGGTCAGATATCCGCAGCCATCACAGCCGAGGTCCATCGAGGGAAGGCAGGTGGACTCTACATTGATAGACGCGAGATACTGACCGCGAAAATCGATATGATGTCCAAGGATGACATACTTACTCGATTGGAAGACCTAATCAAGAAGCGAGCAAACGAGTCTAATGTGATTGAAGCCGACTTTGCCAAAACTGATTGAGCTCACTCTACTGCTCTACTCTACTCTACTACACTAACACTCCCCCAACGGGCGATTAACCCATACCCTAGAACAACAGACGAAGAGACGAAGAGACGAGTATTTCGTTGGTTTATCTAAAGTAAATTAGTTTCTTATACTGGTTGCTTTCTTAAAGTAAAGTAGTATAATGAATGCATGGTTAGGTAATTAAGCCTACCAGTTTTCAAGAAAGGAGAAATTATGAAAACAGAAAAAACTATAGATACTAACTACAAAGCACCAACTGGTCGTAGTTATTCCAACGATGCGATCATTACATTGGTTGCAACACCTACAGGTAAACTGCCTGCCCAAGCTGGGAAAATTATCGAGTGCTTAGTGAAAGCTAAAGACCACACGATGTCAGTCCAAGATCTTATCGGTTCCGATGAGGCTGGATTAGATAGCAGACTGGACGAGGTTGGACTGCAAACAGTGCAGACACCTAGAAAAATCTGGCAGTTCTACAAAGCTAGATTGGTTGCCGATGGTTTGATAACCGTCAGCTAATCTCGATGAGGCGACTTCGGTCGCCTTTTCTTTCGCTCAACTCTATCGTCTCTTGCTCTACTCTACTCTATCGCTTACTCTACTCTACTCTACCCCTTCGCTTGTGCCCACCCACCCGCCCCCAATG